AGATTAAAGATATATGAATCCATACCCTAACGATTTCCAAAAAGTTGTTGACTACCTCAAAGAAAGAGGAATTTATGTTCAGTTATCCACTTCTACTAATTTCTTTGGTGGTGGTGTTAATCTTATCAATATCCATCACCGATATAACTTAGAAAAGAATGGATTGTTCGCTCTTCTTCACGAAGCTGGACACTCACTCCAAAATACCGAAGTTTATGGTCCGAATCACTATAAGAGAATTGATGATGGGGAACAACCTACTAAGTTCAATATGTATCGATTTATGAATGAGGTGGATGCTTGGGATAGAGGTGAGAGATTGGCTGAGGAATTGGGAATTCAGTTAAATAAGAAAGATTTTGTAAAATCCAAAGAGGAAGCTCTCTTAACTTATTATTGTTAAAAAATATTTTTTACAAAAGGTTTGGTAATTCCAAATCTTTTTTGTATATTTGTAAAACTATATGAAAAATCAAAAACCAATTTGTGTGGACTTGGATGGAATGGGAGATTTCAGTCGATTTCCATCGCCGGAAAAAAAAGAAAAAAAGAGTTTGGTAATACCGAATTTTTTTCGTATCTTTGTATCAAATAAATCCAAAGAACCCACTAAAAACTCGGTTTTTTGATATTTATATAAGGTGTAGGAAAGACACCATAATAAAACCATTAAACAAATATAAACACTTAAAACTTAAACAATTATGGCTATTAACTTAGACGCAATCCGTGGACGCTTGAACAAGCTCCAAAACACTGGAACTACAAAGAACAACCTTTGGAAACCATCACCAGGGAAAACACAAGTACGAATCGTTCCCTACAAGTTCAACAAAGAAAACCCTTTCATTGAACTTTATTTCCACTACAACATTAACAACAAATCTTATCTTTCACCGATGTCCTTTGGGCGTCCTGACCCCATTGTCGAATTTGCTGACAAACTGAAGCGAATGGGTGATAAGGAGGATTGGAAAGCAGCCAAAAAAATGGAGCCAAAACTCCGTACTTTTGTACCTGTAATCGTTCGTGGTGAAGAGAATGAAGGTGTAAAGTTTTGGGGATTTGGTAAGACCGTTTACCAAGAACTATTGGGTTACATCGCTGACCCAGATTACGGAGATATCACCGACCCACAAGTTGGACGAGATATCACCATCGATTATGTATCGGCCGAAGAAGCAGGAACATCTTACCCTGTAACTACCATCCGTATGAAGCCAAAAGAAACTGCACTTTCTGAAGATTCAGCAGCACTTCAAAACTTTTTGGATAATCAGACAAACATTACTGATATCTACCAAGAACTTTCTTACGCTGAATTGAAAAGTGTATTGGAAGGTTGGTTGAATCCAACTGGTGAAGAAGGTGAAGAGAGTGTAACTGAACAAACTCTTTCAGCACCCACATCAACACCAGCACCCCAAGCGGTAGCAGCACCTGCACCTCAAGCAGTTCCTGTTGAGGACCGTAAAAAAATGGATGATGTGGCATCTGCATTTGATGACCTATTCAACAACTAATAAGTTACATTTATGGCAAAAACAACTAAAGAAGGTGATTTAGCTAATATCTTAGCTGAATCCCTTAACAAACAAGCAAAAGACCAAAAAGTAGCATTCTTTTTGGATGGTGGGGATGCACCCACCGATGTAACCGGTTGGGTATCAACTGGAGCATCAATGTTGGATGTTGCCATTTCTAATCGCCCTTATGGTGGATTGCCTGTTGGTAGAATCACCGAAATTACTGGACTAGAACAATCTGGAAAATCATTAGTATCTGCTCACCTCCTTGCTGAAACACAAAAGCAAGGTGGTGTAGCGGTACTCATCGATACCGAAAATGCGGTAAGTAGAGAGTTCTTGGAAGTAATCGGTGTAGATGTATCTAAATTACTATATGTAGCAGCTGAAACTGTGGAACAATGTTTCGCATATACTGAAACCATTATTGAAAAAGTACGAGTTGCATCGAAAGATAAGATGGTTACTATCGTAGTGGATTCAGTTGCAGCAGCATCAACTGAAAAGGAGATGGAAGCTGATTATGGTAAGGATGGATACGCTACGGATAAGGCAATCATCATCTCAAAGGCAATGCGTAAAATCACTAACTTAATTGGTAGACAGAAAATCACTTTGGTTTTCACAAACCAATTAAGACAGAAGATGAACGCAATGCCATTCTCCGACCCTTGGACTACTTCTGGTGGTAAAGCAATCGCTTTCCACGCATCGGTTCGTTTGAGATTGAAGAGTATGGGAACTATTAAGGTGAAAGAAAGTAGTGGTGATAGAATTGTTGGTATCAAAGTAAGGTGTCAGGTTGTTAAAAACCGAATGGGACCACCACTTCGTTCCGCAGATTTCGATATATTCTTCGATAGAGGAATTGATAACTATGGAGCTTGGCTAGCAATGATGAAGGATAACAAAATCCTTACTCAGGGTGGAGCTTGGTACACATATGTGGATATTGAAACTGGTGAAGAATTCAAATTCCAAGCCAAAGATTTTCCTGAATTGATGCAAACCAACAAAGAGTTGGAGGAGCAGATTTACAAAAGAATTTGTGAAGCAACTATTCTACAATACAAAAAAGATTCATTGGATACCGATAATTTGGTAACCGATTCAGAAGTAATTGGAGATTAAAAAATAATAAGTTATGAGTAAATTAGCAAACATGCTACGAACATCTGCGGAAGCAGATAAAGCAAAAGCACTCCTTACATTGGAGTTGTTGGAGAACCATCCAGCCGGAATTGGTGACCATTCTACAAAAGATTTCTACGAAAACGCTGAAGAAGCACTTCAGATGTTGGTAGATGCTGATGATAGATTGGAAGCAATTGATAAATATCTTTCTGGAAACACTGGATTGATTAACGGACATGGTTATACTACAACAACAACATAATGAAAGCACTCTACAAAGATATCCTCAACGAAGTTAGTGAGGAACACAAAACCAATCATCTTCGTGAAAGGAATAGTAGAGTTCTTGTTATTGATGGACTAAATACCTTCATCCGTAGCTGGACAACCAACCCCACAATGAATGAGGATGGTGACCATACGGGTGGAGTTATTGGTTCATTAAAATCAATTGGATTCCAAATCAGAGAATTTAACCCAACAAGAGTTATTGTAACTTTTGATGGTAAAGATGGTTCTAAATCAAGAAAAAAAATCCACGAAGGATACAAAGCTGATAGAGCTAAAAACCGATTTCGAGTCAATCGTGCCTATGGGGATATGATGACGGAGGAGGAAGAAAAGTTATCTATGAGGCAGCAATTCGTTTGGTTAAACGATATGTTGGATTATCTACCAGTTCAAACAATGATTTATGATGGGATTGAAGCAGATGACACTATTGCATATCTTACACAACATACTCAATATGAGTTAGATGGTGAGGTGGTTATTGTATCAACTGATAAAGATTTCCTACAATTAGTTTCTGATAAAGTTAGTGTTTTTTCACCAACTAAAAAGAAAATGTATAATAGACAGGTTGTATTTGATGAGTTTGGAATCTGGCCACAAAACCTTCTTTTGTATAGAACTTTGGATGGTGATAAATCCGATAACATACCAGGCATCAAAGGATGTGGTATTAAAACCCTTTTGAAGAGATTTCCTGAGCTTTCGGAAGATAGACTAATCACACATGATGAATTATTCCAATTGTGTGAGGATAAACAGGGAAAGATTAAACTCTATACTGATATCTTAGAAGCAAAAGACCAACTTTTGATGAATAAGAGATTAATGGAGTTAGATGAACCACATATTCCAACTGAAAAGAAACTAAAGATATTAGATAGATTCAGAGAAGATGATGTTGAATTTAACAAACTTGATTTCTTACGAGTTGGGGCAAAATACAAAGTTCTCCAAAATTGGCGGGACATTAACGATTGGTTACAATCAACATTTCACAATATTATTACAAAATAATTTTGATAACTCACAAATTTTTAGTATCTTTGTGAACTCAAATTAAGTTATAGATGCAAGATATAGATACATTATCCAAATACGGACAATCCTTTCAGACGAAGGTGTTATCAACATTGATAACCGATGTCCGTTTATTGGATACACTTAATGAGATTATCCATCCTAAGTTTTTTGAATCCGAATCTAATAAGTGGATTTTAGATGAAATCGTTAATTACTATAACGAATTCAAAAAGCCACCAACTTTAGATGTGTTCAAAGTAGAACTATCTAAGATGGATGATAAGGCATTTCAAAAAAGAATTGTTGACCAACTAAAGTTAGTTTTTACTCAGGTTGGTGATTCGGATTTGGAATATGTTAAAAAAGAGTTTTCTAATTTTTGTATCAATCAGAATATAAAACAAGCAATCGTTCAATCGGTTGATTTATTGAAAGCAGGTTCTTATGATAGAATCAAAGAGTTGGTAGATAAAGCAATGAAAGTTGGTGTAGATACCGAAATGGGACATGATTATGTTCTTGATTTTATGGATAGAACTGAAGAAATCAATCGTAATACTGTACCAACTAATTGGGAATGTATTAACGAATTGATGGATGGTGGATTGGGACCTGGCGAATTGGGGGTAGTGGTAGCACCTTCTGGGGTTGGAAAGACTTGGGTACTATGTGCATTGGGAGCAGCCGCTGTGAAAGCTGGACTTAATGTGGTACACTATTCTTTGGAACTTTCAGAACACTATGTGGGACAGAGATACGATACCGTCTTTACTCAAATTCCATCAGTAGATGTGAAAGATAAGAAAGAAGAGGTATTGGATAAAATCAAACGATTGAAAGGTAAACTTTTAATCAAATACTTCCC